ATCTACATTACCTCCAATAACTTGGCCAGTGTTGGTTCGGTTACCTGATGTATTTAACTCGTGATAATGCCTTGAAACACCTGGAACATAATGTGTATGTCCACCTTGTTGTCTTGCACCTCTTCTTGGTCTCATTCTTCTTGAATCTCTTCTACTCATTTAATTTCTCCTGTTATCTTGGTCTTGCTTCTATTTGCAATGATGATAGCCTTGCTCTATTTGCTTTAGCTGTGATACTATGTTTAAAATTTTGATGTCCTGCTATGAGTTGAGGTTCTGTTACTGAACCTATTTCCCAATAATAACTATTCCAATCTACAACATCACCTACTTCTGGATAGAAATTAAGTGAACCACTTGCTAAATTATTTCTCTGAAAATACATTTCTATTGATGAAAAATTATCTGCGCCAAATTCATCTTGTCTTATTTCTGGTTCATTAAATTGTATCAAACAATTAACTCTAAATCCTACATTATAATATTTTGATGTTGCTTCTCCATAGACATTTTCTTCTGTATTTTCAACTGATACTTTATAAATATCAACTGATTGTCCGATTATTTCATCAATTAATTCTTCATTCATAGCGTCTATTAAATTAATTTCTTTTTGTGGTACAAAAAATGGTTTAGTTGCTGACATATAGTTATCCTATGTAAATACCCAATGGGGCTTTATTTAAAACTTGTTGAGCAGCTTCTGCTTGCTCTGATTCTTGTCTTGATTTTTCAGTTAATGAAACTGATTCTAAAAATTCTTTCATTTCTGTTAATAGTTCTGTCTTTTCTTCTCTACCTTCAGCTTTTAATGATTCACCATCCATTGATACTTCACCATTTGGAAGTGGCATTGAAGCGTATTTACTTCTGATGATACCTAATAATTCTTTTGATAACGCTAATGTAAACTTTCTTATCCATTGTCTGCCTGATGCATTTATTTCTGAATATGTAATAAATTTATAAGGCGCATTTGATGGGTCTGTTACTTTATTGGCAGTAAAATCTCTGGTAGTTGATTGTTTATCACTTTTAACAAAATATTTAAAATAAACTTTATTTCCAGCGTCATCTGATTTTGGTCTCGGGAATATCCTAAGTTCATTATTTATTAATTCAAATGAATATGCAGACTTTCTAATTTTATCTGATGTTTCTATCGCTTGAGCTCTTGTTATATCATGAGAAACTGGCCTCATTACAAACGAAACAGCGGGTGATACATTTCCCATACCAAAACTATCCAGCATATTTCTTTGGTCATAATTTCCTGTAAATGGATCATAAAATCTTGTAACTGAAGATGGTCCGTAATTAAATACTTCTTGTATTTCTAACCTTTTATTATCATGTGATGCCGTTACATCAGCTTCTGATTGTAAATCATACACTTGTTTTGAACCAGTCAATATTACTGAACCAGTGTACATCGTAACATTTCCCATAACACCGATAGCTTCACCATATTGGTCAGATAACATAAATGTTGTTCCCATGTGCGGATGTGTTACTGATACTGAACCAGTTCCCATTCTTGTTGAAGCGCCATCATTACTCCAACCAGAACCAGAAACTTTAGCGTCAGAACCATAAGATTCCCACATCCAATTTCTCATATTATAATTGTTTATATGTAGGGAATATTCAGATACCGCTTCTTCAAACATAGCCCATATTGAACCTGAATTAAACTCTAACTGCATCACTGGATGACCCAATCTTCTGGCTGTCCATTTACATACATCTATACTTTCTGATATAAAAGAAGTATCATTATCATAAATAGAATATGGTGTTGGTTGTGTACTACTGGTAAATCCAGAAATAGTTGGATCAGAATATATGTATTGAAATTTTCCCATTAATTTCTCCAAGAATGATGTTATAACTCATCTATAAATATAAGGAAATGTAACAAAAAAGGGATAGAATTTAATCCATCCCTTTTAAGGTTTTTTGTGTTAACATTTAAACAATTAAAGTATTGTTTAAATAAGATCCAAGTCAGCCACAAAGATTTTACCATAGAACTCTGGTCTAATCATTTTCTTAGCGTATCGAGTCATCACACCTTTTCTTGGAGTGAAGTCTGATGGATCATACACAAGTGGAGTCATAATCAATGGTACATATGGTGAATAAACAGCACCTGTTTCAAGGAAATTACTTCCTCGGAAACCTACTAATACTGTATTTTCATCCATGTATGGGTTTTTATAAACCTGGAATTGACCATTCACAGCACCTATCTTTGATACACCCATCGCAAACTGATTGTTAGCTGCTATATCACCAGTACCAAGATTAGAATTATATCCCGGTAATGATTCTAACAGAGTAGCGATCTTAGGTGAACAAACAACAAAGTTAGCACCACCTCTTAGAGTTAAACGATGAATTTCATTAGACATTTTTTGTATTTTTTGTACAAATGTCTGATACCATTCAAATCGTGTACCATAGAATGTAGTACTACTATCCCAAGCACCAGTTGTTGCATTATAGTCATTACCTGCTTTAGCAGACCAATAATCAACTGTTTGAGCATCTGAAATCAACATATCCAATATTTCTAAATCAATTTCCATTGAAATGTATTCAGATAACATTGATGTTAATTCAGCTTCAGCGTCAACAGAATGATAAGCATTCAAGTCTTGAGCTAATTCAGGAGTCCATACTGCTTTCAACTTACGAGTTTTAGCAACGATTGGTCTTGATTTTAGTTCTAACTTGATTTCTGGTATTTGTAAACTATCCTGAGTTGCATTTCCGCCAGTATCTTCATAATCACCACGAGATGCTTCAGTATTAGCTTTCGGATAATCAAATATAAAAGAACCAGAAGGTACATGTGAAGCAGACATAATTACTGAAAGAGTTCCGTTCTCACCTTCATTCCCTGTTACAGAATATAATGAATTAAAATGTTTATGGATTGTTGCTCCGGCTTGAGCACCTGATTTATATTGCCATGCTCTCACTGCTAATTTATCAGCATCACTAATACCAGTTGCTGTAAAACTTACTTTATATAATCCAGATGCACTTACATCCGCGTCAAAGTTAATATCAGCATATGCCGCGACTGAACCTGTAGCATTAACACCAGTTGATGAACCTGTAGCTACAGTAAATCCATACTTACCAGCACCATAGAATCCTTTTTCAGGGAATGGTGTTGTAGAACCAGATGGTGAATATTTACCTGTTTTACCAAATACTGGATCACCTGATGTATGTCCGTTTCTTGTTGTTCCATGTTGGAAATCAAGATAGAATACAAGACCAGATGGTAGATTCATTGGTTGAACAGATACAAAATCTTGTGCTGATATTTCAGCGAAGATTCTTCGTACCAATGGTAAAGCAACACCTGACCATTCTTCATTACCTTTAAAGTCAGAACCAACAGTACCACCAGCTGGTGAAGTTGTTGACGCTTCTTTTAATAATTGACTAGCTTGATTTTCTAACAATCTAGCCATATTATGTGTTTGATGACCCTCGCCTAAACCTTCAAGTAAGCCAGTTCTTTCCCATTTAGAAACTAATCTTTTAGCGTCCGCTGACATTGTTTGTTGGTGTTCACGAGATTCATTTATTAAGTTATTTACACTCATTTTCTAATCTCCTAAGATTAACGAATATTTGCTAATTTTTTAAATCTATTTGCAACTTTTGTTTCTTCAGAAATAATTTTTCTGTTAGGTTTAGTTGAGCCTGATTTAGCACTAGCACCTTCGTTGATTGATTTTGATTTAATCTTTTTATTTTGTAAGTTCTCACACAATGTAGAATAAACTAATTTTATTTCTCTTGTTGTATGAGCTCTGTCGAAGTTTTCTACTACCTTCATTTTTTGGTCATTGCTTAATGCAAATTCTTTAAATACTTTATTTGTAAATAACAACTTAGCATTTAAAATATTTACTTCATGAAGTTTGTCTTTTAAGAATTTAACTGCTTCTTTATATTCTTTAAGTTCAGCATTCGCTTCTTTAAGTTTTTTGTTAGCAGTTCCGATTCCCGAAGTTTTATCTGTGCTGCCACGACCTGTGCCTTTACCGATACCTGAAGATTGATCAACTTCTTCTTCTAAATCTTCTTCATCTTCATCTTCTTCTTTGAATAAAGACTCATCTATTTCAAATTCAGTTGATTCTGAAACTTTTTTATACTCATTATGTTGTTCATCATTATCATAAGGATTATCAGATTCTTCTAAATCTTCATCTCCGTCACCTTCAGAAAGTTCAGATTCAAGTTCTTTGATTACAGATTCTAAGTCAAGATCTTCCTCAACTTCTTCCTCATCATCACCAAACTCTTCTTCATCTTCAGAAACGATTGGTGCATATTTAACACCATCGATTTCAATGATACCTTCTTCTTCAACTTCAGGTTCTTCTTCAGGAACTTCTTCTTCACCACCGAATTCTTCTTCGCCAGCAAATGGATCTTCTTCACCAGGAATTTCATCAGCAGCAGCTACAGGAATTTCTTCCTCACCACTGAATTCTTCTTCACCTGGAACTTCTTCTTCACCACCGTATTCTTCTTCATCTCCAAATTCATCGTCATCTTCACGAAGTTTTGCTGATAACATCGATTTCAAATGAGGTGTGAAAGCTTCTTGTAAAGCCATTTTTGCATTCTGTAAAGCAGTTTCACGAACAGCTTTAGCATCAGCGATAGCTTCTTTTAATAAATCACTCATTGCGATTCTCCATTAT